TGAGCGCCGAGATCCTTGCCGACACCGGCAGCATTCACAACGAAGACCATGCCCATCTGCTGGATGCAGACATCCGGATCATGTGGGCGTCTTCACACTTCGAAAAACAAGGCCGAACAGTCTTGGGCCAGGCCGAGCAAGTCGCGTTCCGCGCAGGTGGTTGGCAGAAAGCCCGTATGGAACAACAGATGCGTGATTGGTTCGGCGATGTGCCGGCCTTCATCATCACCTTGGCAGCCGATTACTGCTCTCAGTGCAGCGACACCGACTTCTGCGCCTTGGTTGAGCATGAGTTGTATCACCTGGCTCACGCCAAAGACAAATACGGTCAACCGGCCTTCACCAAGGAAGGCGCGCCCAAGATCGAGATGCGCGGCCACGACGTCGAAGAGTTCGTCGGTGTGGTGCGTCGCTACGGTGCGAGCCCTGACGTTCAAGCGTTGGTGGATGCTGCAAACAAACCTGCTGAGGTAGGGAAATTGAACATATCGAGGGCCTGCGGAACCTGTCTGCTCAGATCGGCCTGACCCCTGACAGACCTAAGACGGAACTAACCCTATGGCAGCCCTGAACAGTGAGGTGAAAGGCTTCATGGTTCAGGCGTTGGCGTGCTTCGACACTCCTTCGCAGGTTGCGGCCGCTGTCCGAGAAGAGTTCGGCATTGAAGTCACCCGCCAACAGTGTGAGGCCCAAGACCCCACCAAGCGCGCCGGAAGAGATCTGGCGAAGAAGTGGGTGACACTGTTTCACGACACCCGAAAGCGCTTCCGCGAAGAGACGGCAGAGATCCCGATCGCCAACCGTGCGTTCCGCCTCCGCGCTATGAATCGATTTGTAGAGCGTGCCGAAACGATGAAGAACATCGGCTTGGCCATGCAGATTCTGGAGCAGGCCGCGAAAGAAACCGGCGACATGTACGTCAACCGGAACCGGAAAGACGAGCCTGACGACGAGCCAGCAATCCCGACCCGCATCCAGGTCGATGTAGTGGATGCGAGGAAGCCGAATGCCGAGCCTTAACGTTCCGCAGGCTCACTTCCTCACACTGCCACACAAATTCCGCGCATTCGTTGCAGGGTTCGGCTCAGGAAAGACCTGGGTGGGATGCTCGGCGCTGTGCAAGCACTTCATGGAGTGGCCTGGAGTCAACGCTGGCTACTTCGCACCGACCTACCCGCAGATCCGGGACATCTTCTATCCCACCGTGGAAGAGGTGGCCTTTGACTGGGGGCTGAAGACCAAGATCAACCAGGCGAACCATGAGGTTCACATTTACAGCGGCCGGCAGTATCGCGGCACTGTCATTTGCCGGTCGATGGAGAAGCCGCAGACCATCGTCGGCTTCAAGATTGGCCACGCCCTGGTGGACGAACTGGACGTGCTGACGTCGATCAAGGCGCAGCAGGCTTGGCGCAAGATCATTGCTCGGATGCGTTACAACCTGCCGGGGCTGAAGAACGGCGTCGACGTAACCACGACGCCGGAAGGCTTCAAGTTCGTCTTCTTGCAGTTCGTGAAGCAGCTCCGCGATAAGCCGAAGCTGAATGAGATGTACGGCCTGGTGCAGGCGAGCACGTTCGACAACGAACTGAACCTGCCAAGCGACTACATCGAATCGTTGATGGAGTCGTATCCGCCGCAGCTGATCCTCGCTTATCTGAACGGCCAGTTCGTCAACCTGACATCCGGCTCGATCTACCACACGTACGACCGCAAGCTGAATCAGTGCTTCGACACTGTGCAGCCGGGTGAGCCTCTATTCATCGGCATGGACTTCAACGTCGGCAAGATGGCGGCGATCACTCACGTCAAACGGGAGCAGGGTCTTCCCCGCGCGGTCGATGAGCTGATGGATGGCTACGACACGCCGGACATGATCCGCCGCATCAAGGAGCGCTACTGGCGCCACAACGGCAACGACTTTGAGAAGACCTGCGAAATCCGAATCTACCCGGATGCCTCTGGTGATTCCCGCAAGTCGGTCAACGCCAGCGTCACCGATATCGCCATGCTCAAACAGGCAGGCTTTTCGGTCATCGCTCCGGCGGCCAACCCGCCAGTGAAGGATCGGATCAACGCCATGAACGCCATGTTCTGCAATGCGCAGGGCGAACGGCGATACCTGGTCAACCCGTTCACATGCCCGACCTATGCCGACGGCCTTGAGCAGCAGATCTGGGCGCCCAACGGAGAGCCGGACAAGAGCCAAGGCAATGACCACGCCAACGACGGCGGCGGTTACTTCATTCACCGCGAGTATCCGATCGTTAAACCGGTCACCTCAATGAAAATGGGAGTCGCCCGATGACGGACGTCACTTTTACCCGCCCCGAGTACACAGCGGCGCGATACCGCTGGCGCTTGGTGCGCGACGTCTGCAAGGGTTCGGAAACCATTAAGGCTGCCGGTGACCAGTACCTGCCTCGACCGAATGCCACGGACGCCAGCAAGGACAACAAGGATCGCTACGACGCGTACAAGAAGCGCGCCGTGTTCTACAACGCAACGGGCCGGACGAAACACAGTCTGGTGGGTGCTGTGTTCCGCACCTGGCCGACGCTGACCGTTCCCGGCGCCCTCGACTACGTGTCGAAGGATATCGATGGGCAGGGCGTGAGCATCTACCAGCAGTCGCAATCGGTCATCGGGCATCTGCTCGAAGTCGGCCGTCACGGGCTGCTGGTGGATTACGCGGCTGTCGTAGCTGGCTCGGTGAGCAAGGCAGACGAACAAGCAGGTCGGGCCCGGGCGAACATCGCCAGCTACCCGGCCGAGGCGATCATCAATTGGAAAACTCGCCAAGTCGGCGGCCAGCATCTGCTGAGTTTGGTCGTGCTGCGCGAGACGGTGGATGTCGACACTGACGACGGGTTTGGCAGCGAGCAGGTTGTTCAATACCGGGTGCTGCGCCTAGATGCCGCCGGCGTCTACACGCAGGAGGTGTGGGAAGAGGGATCGAGCCAGGCGGCAATGATCATCGCGCCCTTCACGCCGCTGAATGGCCTCGGCCAACCGTGGCGCGTGATCCCGTTCCAATTCCTTGGCAGCGAGAACAACGACACCAGCATCGACGACTCACCGCTGTACGACATGGCTGAAGTCAACATCGGCCATTACCGAAACAGTGCGGACTACGAAGAGGCGGCCTACCTGGTGGGCCAACCTCAGCCGTGGATGGCAGGGTTGGATGAGCAGTGGCGCGACCACATGGAGAAGGGCGGCATCTTCCTCGGCTCCCGTGCCCCCTGGCTGCTTCCGGTCAGTGGCACCTGCGGCGTCTGGCAGGCCCAGCCCAACACGGTGGCCAAAGAAGCCATGGACAGCAAGAAAGAGGACATGGTGTCGCTCGGCGCCCGTCTGATCGAGCGAGGCAGCGCGGTGAAGACCGCGACCCAGGCCGACAACGACAGCGCCGCCGAACACAGCGTGTTGTCGCTGGTGGTGAGCAACGTCAGCGAGGCTTACAGCCAATGCCTGGTCTGGATGGCTGAGTTCGTGAACGCCCCCGGCGAAACCCTCTACAAACTCAATCAGGACTTCAGCCAGATCACCCTGGACGCAACGATCCTTTCCGCACTGTTCAATGCGGTGCAGGGCGGCAAGTTGCCGGCGGGCGACTTCTGGCAGTACCTGCGCGATCGCGGGGTTATCGATCCCGAGAAGACCGACGACCAGATCCGCGACGAGCTGGAAACAGAAAGCCCTGGGCCTGCTCTGGACGACACCGAGGTAATCCCGAATGGCGGCAAACCAAGCAATCCTTGATGCCACGATTCGGCACGCCGTCTTCCTCGAGCAACTGAAGTCGGGGGAGGTCGCCAAGTTCGGGCCTTTCCTCAAGGAGATCGACCGCTCGATCCGTGAGCGGCTGACCCGGACCGATCTGACGGATTACACCGTTGCTCGGTTGGAGCGATTGCTGAGTGAAGTGGATAGCCTGCTGCTGGGCATCTTCAGCCGCTACAGCGACAAGCTGAACCTCGACCTGGTGGACATCGCCAACTACGAGGCCGAGTTCGAAGCGACCAGCCTGACCCGGGCGGCACCGGTGGGTGTCTCGTTTGATGCGGCGGTACCAGGTGCTGCTGCAATCAGGACGGCAATCCTCGGAAACCCGCTCAGCGTGCGCGGCGCGGATGGCGGCAAGCTGCTCAAGTCGTTCATTGATGGCTTCACCACCACCGAGCGACAACGCCTCACTGGCGCGATTCGGCAGGGCTTCTTCGAAGGCCAAACGAACTTCCAGATCATCAAGAACATCCGGGGCACCAAGGCGCTCCAATACAACGACGGCATCCTGGCCACGACCAACCGCAACGCCGGCGCCGTGGTGCGAACGGCGGTGCAGCACGTTGCCACCCAGGCGCGTATGGAGACGCTGAAAGAGAACTCCGATGTCGTGCAGGCGGTGGAATGGGTCAGCACGCTGGATACGAAGACGACCAGTCAGTGCCGGACGCTCGACAAGCAGCGGTTCAAGCTCACCGAGGGGCCGCGGCCGCCGATCCACATCAATTGCCGGTCGACGGTTGTGGCGGTGACGCGCTTCAGCGCTCTGTTCGCCAAGGATGCAACCCGGGCATCCATCGGTGACGGCGGTGCGCAGCAGGTGAGGGCAGACCTCAGTTATTACGACTGGCTCAAGCAACAGCCGGCCGCGTTTCAGGACAAGGCCATTGGTCCAGTGCGCGCCAAGCTGTTCCGCGAAGGCGGCCTGAGCATCGAACGGTTCTCCGAGCTGCAGCTTGATCGCAACTTTTCACCTCTGACCCTTGTGCAGATGAAGGCTCTTGAGCCTTTGGCGTTC